GCCGCGTAGACCCTGCGCGCTGGCGGCGCGGCGATCATTCGAGGTAGCGGCGCGCGCCGATGTCGGCGCGGCGCCCCGAGCTCCAGTAGGAGGCGTAGGCGGTGATCGTCGGCGGTGTCTCGCCGAAGGTGAACAGGCGCTGCGTGTCCAGCAGCATCGCGACGTGCGCGGCGATGCCGCCGCCCTGGTCGCCGTAGAACACGCAGTCACCGGCCTTGAACGCGGACGGCGGCGACAACTCGATACGCTGGCCGCGGTCCTGCATGGTGCCGGTATAGCCCTGGCCATCAAAGCCGCGGCCGGACGGGTCGGGACCGCCGGCCAGCAGGAACAGGTGATGGATCGAGCCGGAGCAGTCATTCTCGAGCGGCGTGCGCGGCGGATCGTCCGCCTGGTACGGGCGCGCCTGGAGGTAGCGCCCGCTGGTCGCGACGTACCATTCGGCCTGCGTGACCAGCTCCGACCGGATGCTGGCAGGCTCGCCGCCGGCGTCGGCGGCGAGCTCGCGGGCGTAGGCGTCGGCAAAGCCGTAGGACATCTCCCAGACGGATTGCGAGCAGGTGTCAGGGTTCGGCGGCGGGTTCAGGTCGGCGACCTCGGCGAACAGCGCCAGGTCAGAGCTGACGCCGGCGCCGTAGGTGCGGTTGCGGGCGTTGACGGATTCCGACTCGAGCGCGCGCCATAGCATTTGCTGGAGCGCGCGCACGCGGTCGCCTTCCCAGCCGTAGCGCAGCTCGCCGTGCGGCAGCGCCGGCGCGGCGCCGATCTTGGCCTTGAAATACAGGCTGCGGCCGTAGGCGTCGATCCACGGCCAGAGAGAGTCCAGCGTCGGCTGGCCGGTGTTACCCGTCGGCTCGATCCCCTCCAGCCGTTGCCACGCCTGGATATCGCTGATCGTGAGGTCGCCGTAGGTGCCGTTGCGGGCGTTGCGCGCGACCTCGCCGCAGGCGTGCAGCGCCGCGTAGACGCCGCGTTGGACGCCCTGCACGTCCTTGCCGACCTCGCCGCCGGTCAGGCCACGTTTGAGCGCCGGCACGGCTACGCTCCTCGAGGCGGTGGCGTCTGATCGTCCACGCCGTCGCCGCCGCGCGGCGGCGGGTAGTCACCGGGATCAGGCGGCGGCGGGTCCGGCGTCGGCACGTCCGGCGCCTCCGGCGTGTCGGCGTCGTCGGGATCATGGTCACGCATCGGTTCCTCCGATCCAGCGTGCGAACCAGCGGCGGAAACAGGCGCGGTGACGGACCGATCGCGTCGGCCCCACGCTGCCACGCCAGAGCATTTCGCGGACGGCCTGTTGCCACGGCCAGACGCGGCGGCCGCACTCATCACAGCGCCGCATCAGGCGCCGCCTTCGATCGCAGCGGCGAGGCCGGCGTGATAGCTGATGCCGGTCAGCGATAACCAGGCGTTCGGCCCGTCCGGGATCGGCCCGACACAGTTGAACGCGCCGTCGGTTTGCAGGTCGATGCGGCACGGCGCGCCGCCGATGCAGACCTGCGACCAGATCAGCGTGCCGGCCAGGCAGGCCGGCAGGACCGCTATCTGCACGTTGACCGGCGGACCGGTCGTCATGTAGCTGATCGTGCCGCGCAGATGCAACCAACCGTGCGGGTCGAGAGTGTAGGCGGGAGGCGCGTAGCCGCCTCCCAGCGGCACCCAGCCGCCGAGCAGCGGCAGGTCGGTCCAGACGCTCGGCGCCAGCAACGGGTCGACCAGCTCGGCGAGCGCCTGCGACGTGATCGGATAGTCCACCAGGGTATCGTCGGGGTCGACGTAGGGGACGTTATTCGGTGTGTGACTGGTCACGGGTCAGCCCTCGAGGTCGTCAGCGCTGTACGCGGTTTGCCACTGGCAAGCGGGGTCGACCTCGCGCCAGGCGAGGTCGGCTGGCGCCGTGTCCCAGGTGATCGTCAGGCCCGAGCGTGCCGGGTCGGACAGACTCAGGGTCGTGGTCCAATCGTCACCCTCGAGGGATTCCGTCCAGCCCTCGAGCGCGGCGGCGAAACTCGAGCCGACCGGCGAGCCGAGCGGCAGGCTGGAGAGAATCGCGCGGCGGCCTGGCCGCAGCTCGCCGGCCGGCAGGCCGAACAGGATCACCGAGTCGACCAACCAGCGCGGCACGGCCAGCCGCGTGACGAGTTGGAGGCCGCGCGCGGACGCATCCTCGATCGCGGCGAAGGTCGTCGCGAGCTCGCTGGAGCGCTCGCCGTAGGTGTTGACGCTGGAGGCGTTGCGGGTCGACACCGTATGCGAATCCTCGATGGGTCCGTAGGCGACCACCGCCAGGTTCACCACGTCCAGCGCCTGCCGCCAGGCGGGAGCAAACGCGACCTCATCGGCGGGGAGCTGGAACGCGTCGGACGCTGCGTGGCGCGCGCTCAGAGGTTGCAGCAGGATCACGCCGTCCGGTAGGTCGGTGATGGCGGCGGCGCCGGTCACGGCCAGGTCGGTGAGCATGGCGTTGACGGTCGTCTCTGACGCCAGCCGCGCGGCCATCACGACCTGATCGGACGGCGGCGGCGGGTCGATCAGGTAGGCCGACCAACCAGCCTCGGCCATGATGCGCGCCGCGCGATCGCTCCAGGGTTCCGCCGGCCAGTCGCCGTACCCGATCTTACGGCGCGCGATCCTGGCGAGATTGCCAGCGCCGGTCAGCTCGAGCGCCGCCAGGCCGGCGGGGAAGCGGATCGCAACGTCCGACACCTGGCCGCGGAAGCGTGGCACGCCGGCGTAGTCGAACGCGAGCTCCTGGCCGGCGCGCACCTGATCGGACGCCCAGCCGGTCAGCGCGAGCTGAATCGTGCTACTGGTCGGCTGGTCGTCAGGCTCGGCGCGGCCGTGGCGGATCGTCGCCTGCGCGTAGACCTCGGCGAGCGGCACGACCAGCGCGCCGATCGTCAGCACCGGCGCGACCTCGGCCTGCGGGTCGGCGAGCTCGAGCAACGGCCAGGCGCTCGAGGTCACGGTAGGCGACCCTGGCGGCGGTCGTGCGCGTCCAGCAGGCGACGAATCTGGCGCGCGGTTCCCTCCGGGTCGACGGCGCCCTGGATGATGAACGTGACGCCGCCAGCGCTCGAGCTCGAGCGCGCCTGCGCGCCGCCGGCGCCCTGCGCGTAGGCAAAGCGCGAGGCGCTGGCCGGCAGGCCATAGGCGAACGGCGATCCCGGTATCTTGCTCAGGAACTTCGGCACGCTCGGCCATTTGATATGGGTAATCCAGCTAATCAGGCTTTGGATCGCCGAAATCACGCGCTGGATGGCCGACCAGATAGCGTCCAGCGCCTGGCGGAACGGCAGTAGTCCGTGATCCGACGCCCACTGGAAAGCGGCCGCCATCGCACGTATCTGGATGCCGAGCGGCGTGTAACCGGCGATGGTCTTGAACCAGCCCCACAGGGATTGCAGGATCGCCTTGAACGTGTCCGAGTGCCGGTAGGCGATCACGATACCGGCCGCCAGCGCCGCGATCGCGGTGATGACCAGGCCGATCGGATTGGCGCGCAGCACGAAGTTAAGCGCCGTCTGCGCGATCGTCCAGGCGATCGTCGCGACGCGCACGGCGACCATGCGGATCGCGGTCAGGCTCAGGTCGGCGTTGACGATCTTCTGGATGGCCGCCCACAGCGCCGTCGCGGCGCGCACAGCGATCACGGCGGCGTTATAGACCTTCAGGCCGACGTTCAAGGCGAGGATGGCGCCGGACACGCCGACGATCGCGACCAGCAGCACGCGCATGGCGTTCGAGTATTGCGAGGCGAACTGGACGGCCTGGTTGGTGATCGTCAGGACCTTCTGCATGATCGGCAGGAAGCCCTTGCCGATCGCCTCCTCTGTCTCGCCGATCGCGACTTTCATGCCGCGCATCTGGCCGGCGTAGGTCTTGGCGCTTTGCGCGCCGGCGCCGGCGGTGAGGCGCGCCGCCTCATCCATGATCTTCGCGTTGTCCTTGCTCGCGATCGTGGCGTCAGAGATGGCCGGCACCAGTTTTTGCAGACTCTTGTATTTGCCGTGATCGGCGAGCGCCATCGCGTCCGTCGCTTCCTTCAGGCTGACGTTGGCCTGCGCGCTGATGTCGACCGCGGTGGCGAGCTGCTTTTGGCCTTTGGTCGTGGAGCCGGTGGCGGCGGCGAGCTTTTCCAGCGCCGGCCGCAGGTCGTCGTCAGCGGTCGCCGTCTGCACGCTCAGGCTCGAGATGAAATCCTCGGACGCCTTGACCTGCGCCTCGGTGGCGCCGGTCGTGCGCTTCAGCACCTGCGCTAGATGTACCTGCGCGTCCGCGTCGGCGGCGCCAGCCTCGGTGAATTTGAGGATCGCGGCGCCGGCGGCGGCGAACGCCACGCCGGCCGGCACCGCGGCTTTTTTGAGCGCGCTCGAGGCTTTCTGGCCGGTCGTCGCTTGCTCGCCGAGCGCCTTGTTGACCTGGCCGATGCCGCGCACAGCCGACGCCGTTTCGGCGCCGATCTTGATAACCACGTTCGAGATGCCGGCCATTACAGGACCTTGGCGTCCGACAGAATCTGCGCGACGGCGCGACGGTAAGCCTCGAGCGCGCCGCGGCGCGCGTAATCGTCCACGGTCGGCGCGATCCAGTAGGACCCGCCGCGCGGCGCGGCGAAGTTGCGGCCGCCTCCCTCCGACCCCCATACGAGCAGGCCGGCGGGCGTGCGGCGACGCCCGACGCGGCGCGACCCGCCGACCTGGACGGCCGGCAGGCGATCACTCTTGACGCGCACGGTGCGCGCCACGATCGCCGCCTGCGGCGTGGCGGCGCCGGCGCCGGCGCCGCGCAGGATCGGCACCAGGCCGCGGGAGGCGTCGCCGGCGGCCTGCCGCAGCCGGCGGTTGGTGTTGCGCCGCAGCTCGGCGTCGACGCCGCGCAGCGCGGCTAGCAGCGGCAGCACGTCGGAGGTGTCGATGGTGGTGGTAACGCCGGTCACGGGGTTCAGCGTTCGGCTAGCAGGTCGATCAGGGTGGCGAGCTCGCGCGGCTCGAGGCGGTAGAGCTCGGCGGGCGCGATGCCGCTGGCGACGGCGAGCTGGACGATTCCGCGTGCGAGCGATCCAGCGGGATAGGGGGGGCGTCGACCAACTCGAAATCGGCGACCTCGGCGATCGAATCCAGCCACGGGTCGAAGCCTGGCCGCGGATTCTGGCCGCGCGTCGCGCAGGCCCAGGCCAGGTACCAGACCATCGTCAGCGCAGCCGCGCGGCCAGGTTCGGGCGCGACGGTCGGCAGGCCGCGGCCTAGCGCGTATTGCTCCCACATCACCCATTCGCGGGGACCGCCAGCGAACGCGGCCTGTTGGCCATCGTGATAGGTGACGGTGCCGGCGAGCTGGATCACGGGATCACGGGGTCCACGCGCACGATCACGCCGACGATCGGGAACGAGAAATCAGCCGTCACCTGCACGGCGGCGTCGCCGCCGATCGGCACCGGCCGCACCTGCACGGTGCCGCTGTAGGTTGTCTCGCCGGCGGTCGCCGGCGTGAACTCGAATGCGACCTCGGCGAGCGCGTTGTCCATGCAGTAATGCACGAACGCCTCGGGGCCGCCGGTGAAATCCTGGATCACCGATCCCTCGAGCGCCCACTTGATCGTCGCCAGCGGCGACGGCGCCGGCGTCGCCAGCGTCGGCGTGCCATCCTCCTCCGACACGTCCGGCGTGAGCACGACGTTGGCCGCCTGGTAGCTGTAGTCGGTGCCGCCCAGCGTCAGCGTGCCGGGTCCCAGGCGAGAGTCGATCAGCGGCATAGCACAGCCTCCCTAGCGTTCGGCGATGGTCACGGTCGGCTCGAGCAGGATCGCGGCCAGCGGGTCGCGGTTGACGCCGCCGCTCCAGTCCTGCGGGTAGTAGCCGTCACAGTCCAGCAGGCCGGCCAGCTCGTCGGCCAGCAGATACAGCGCGTCGACCGCGGCCAGCGTGTTCAGCGGGTCGGAGCTGATGATGCGGACCGGCACGCTGTAGCTGTAGGCGGCGATGCCGCGGCCGGTCAGCGTCGGCAGGCCGATCAGGATACCGAGCCCGCGGGGATGGAAGGCGCCGGCGTCGCGGCTGGCGGGGATACCGGCGAGCTCGAGGCGCGCCAGCACCGCGTCGATCGCGCGCACGGCCGGCGGCGGCCCAGCCTCGCCGCGTTCGGCGCGCAGCTCGGCGGCGATCAAGGCGAGGTCGCTCACGCCGACACCGGCCGCTTGACGCCCGTCAGCCGCCAGATGTCGGCGCGGTTGGTCGCCATGCTCAGGTCGTACATGGCATCGCCGGCGCCGTCACCGTAGCCGGCGAAACCGCTCGGCCCCGAGCGGAGCTGGTAGGCGTGCGCGCACCATAGGATGCCGCCGAAGCGGAGGTTTTCGGGGACGATCGGCTCGCCGGCGATCGGGGATGCCGGCGAGCCGAAGATGTCCGAGCGGACGCCCTCGAGGTAGGCGCGGATGCCGTCGACCACGGTCGCCAGGTTCGGGTCGTCGGCGTCGACATCGCCGCCCAGGTAGGCGGCGACATCAGCCGGCGTCAACCAGGTGGTCGGCACGCCGCCGAGCCTAGCTCGCCGAGCGGCGCGCGCTCGATGCCGCCGGCGCCGGACCGATCGCGGCGGCCTTGGCGAAGGTGCCGACCAGCTCGAGGTCGAAGCTGGCGAAGCTGGTCACGCCGAGCTCGCCGTTCATGCCGCTGACGACGGTCGCCGTCAGGCGCAGCGGCGAGGATTCGCGCAGCTCGATCGAGCCGCGCACGCCGACGTAGATCGAGCCGGCGGCCAGCGATGGCGCCTGCACGATCGCCAGCCCGTAGGCGTTGCCGCCGGAGGCGTCCACGCTCGCCGACGCGTACTTGATGACGCCCTCGGCGTCGATCAGCTCGCCGAGCACGTCCGGCGAGAGAACGAGCACGTTGGCGGCGCGATGCGAGGTCGTGCCGACGATCCCGACGCCGGCGCCGATCGTGGCCGCGGCGGCCGCGTTCGCTTCGATGAGCGCGCCGATGCGCGCCTCCACGTCCACGTAGTAGGACTCGATCGCCTGTTGGTAGACCGAATCCACGTAGTCGGGCGCGGTGCGCTCCTGCACGGCGATGGAGTAGCCGGTCGCCCAGGCCCATTGCTCGATCGCGACCTCGCGCAGCGTGATCGTGGCGACGCCGTAGGCGGGCGCCGCGGTGTCGTCCGCCATCCAGCCGCCGTTGGGAAGCGTGCCCCACACAGGCTTGGACAGTTTCATGCCGGTCGCCGGGATCGGGCGCTGCGTGCAGATGCTCGCCAGCGGCCGCTGGTTGGGCGGCAGGCCGCCGAGGATGTCGGTCGTGTAGTTGGGCGGCAGCGCGCCCGGCACGTCAGCGGTGTGCGTCACCGGCGGGACGGCGGCCTGGATCAGCTCGCGCGCGCGCAGCGGGTCGCCGCCGGCGCGGATCAGCGCTGCAACGTACTCGTTGGCGGTGATTCGCTGGCGC